CTCTTGATCCGTTTCGCCATAGACAAACGCTGCGATGTATTTGATTGGTCCGACTTCTGCTTCAACTTCTCTTCGTTCTGCTCGTATCGGCGCAAGTTCCTGGCGATAAGCAGTGATTTGATCCTGCGCTTTCTCGATTTGGTCGAGGAGTCTTGATCTCTCTTCGGCTTGTTCGTTTCTTGCGTTGACACCTTTTGTCACGGCCCCTAGTTCGGTGTATCGTTCAATCTGATCATTTAATGTATTGATATCCGATCTTGCTTGAGATATAATCTCTTGCTCAATCGCAATTCGTTCTTCTATCAGCACTATTCTATCACTAACATCACCGGATGTCAATCCTTGGTCAATATGTGCTTTTGACAAGAATCCAAAGATACCCAATGATGTTATCATAACAAGTACTGAAACGGCAAACACAAAATAGTATTTCAATAACTTAGGTGCGTTATACCAGTTTCGGTAAACCCAACTTGCAGCGACAAGTTTGGATACTTCTAGCACACTACCCATCACACCGATAGCAACAGGGCTTGCAGCAAAAATAGCAATCAACCCTGCGATGGAATAGTATGCCGCTACGAGAGACACTGACAATCCAGTCAGTATCATCATAAGTGCAGTCTTCATGTTAACCTCTAGTCAACGTAACAATCTTACTTACTTGCTCTTCTAACTTTTCTTTTCTGTTAGGCCAATAGATATATTCTTTCTCAGGGTTCTTCATAAGATTGACCAGAAGAGGTACAATCATTTTTTCAAGTTCTGTAAGTTTTGCTTGCGTTGATTCTAACAATTGAGATTCTTTAGTTGCATAAGATTCTTCTAGTTGTAACTTTTGTGTGTCTAAACCAAATGTAGTTTGTTCGTAAATGGCAAGAACACTATCAATCTTTTGTTCTAGTCGAGCAATGGCTTCGTTAGACGTAGATACAGTCTCACGAATGATTGTTGTCTCAAGTGTTTCGCTGTCGGTGACTTGTTGAACTTCACCTTCATCTACAGCACTAAAACCAAAATCTTCTTGTGTTCTTAAATCCAAATACTCTTGTGGTATTGAAGTTGTCATTTTCTGAAAAACCTTCTTAAGTTTGCTATGGGTTTAGTAGACCAACCAAACGTACCAACGATTGTGTTCAGCGGTTCTACGAATGCCTTATCAAATTGTAAATCATAGTCTATGTATTTATCTAACTCAAATTGTTTGGGCAAGACAGACACGATTGACAAAACATTTTCTTGCGTAGGATTAGGCATCTTCATATAACAAAACTTAATCTTCTCACCATCCTTGATTAATTCATATCGTTTCTCAAGGTTGTGTTTCTTCAACATATTGTTGTAGACTAACGAGCCACGAACGTGGATTGGTGTACCCTTCTTGTACATTGTGGTGTGATCATAATACTTATTCAAGTCTGTAACTCCACGAGGAAAGGCAACATCCTCAAAGGGCAAAGTCTTAAACTCTTGACGAAAGTTCTCAACGAACTCGTGCAACTCAGACTCCTCACCATTCATCACAATGTGAAGTGCTTCCTTAATCTTATCACGACAGGACATTGGAGTGGATGACTTGACGGCTTCAATACCCATCATCTTCAGTTTGGGTTGTGCATACCGAACTCCTTCACTGTCCCACACGTTAAGAATGTATCGTTTCTTTGCAGTCCAAATGCCGGTATCAGAAATAACCTCACGCTTCATAAACATTTTCTGATCATATGCGTTCATATAGTCTGCAAGTTCTTGATACGACTTGTCAATAAACTTCTGAAGTTTTTCTTCACACACTTTGTCTAGAAAGTCAATAACCTTACTCTTCTCAGGCAAATTATCTTTATACACAGCCTTGACAAGTGGACCAAGATTGACATATATAGAATCAGTATCAGAAGCAATCACATAGTCTTGTTCTTCGGTTTGAAGAAGTTTGTTTAGATACTCATTCATCTTAGATTCAATCCAACGAATAGACAACTGACCAGACAGAGTAATTGCCTCTGCCTGTCTCACATCATAGAATCTAAACCATTCGTTTCCAATCGCACCATAGGCAGAGTTAAGTTGAGTCTTTTTTGCCAACTGTAGATTGTTATACTTTGATATCTCGTTGTCGCATTCTGTCTTTTCGGATTTTGTAGTTGCAAGTTCTTTCTTCTTTTGCCATTCAATCATCAACTTCTTATACTTGGATCGATCAGTATACATCGTGTCCATCATCTGAGGAAGAAACCCACGAATGTCTTTTCTGAAGTAGTGACCATTGGCAGCCATACAATGAGGCGAGTCGGAACGATACGAACCACTCAACAGTTCATTAACGGACGTTGAAGTAAACTCACCTTGTACAAATGTGTCGGGCGATACGTTGTACTGCATAATCAAATGCGGATAGAGTGAGTTCAAGTCAAACGAACAAACCCAATCGTACTTGCCTGGAATTGGTTCCTTAACATACGCACCCTCATACTTCTCGGACTTTGAATTCTTTTTCTTGGGCGGTACCGCAATGTTCATCTTGTATAAGTAATTGTGAGTAAGCACATCCCACATCTTAACCTGAGTGAAAACATCAGTCAGATTAACCTTCGCATCATAAGCCAAGGCAAGAACCATGTCAATGAGTTTCATCTTGTTGTCAATGCGATCAACCAAGTCAACGTCTTTGATGTTGTAGTCAATGAATGTTTGAAAGTCGTGTTTGTAAAGTTGGTGCAAGTTCTCAAATTCACTGTAGTCTAATTTGCGTTCACCCAATTCCACAAACGCAATGTGATCAAGTCTATAACTTTCTTGGTTTGAGTAGGTAAACTTTTTGTAGAGTTCAAGGTAATCAAGAATTGATACACCAACGATATCAAACGCAACGTGAAGTTTGTTAAAGATTGTTGTGGTACGTTCACCAACAAACCGCCAAGGCGACAGACGAACCGCAGACTTCTCACTCAATACTTTTGATATGCGATTATAGAGATATGGAACATCAAAGAACTGCACGTTCCAACCAGTGATTATGTCGGGTTCTTTCTTTTCCCACACATCAAGAAAGTTTAGAATCAATTCCTTCTCGTCATAACACTTGATGTAGTCAACGTCTTTGCGAGTGTTGTTGTACTCACCACAACCAAACACATAATATCGGTTGTTCATCTTAAACGTGATGGCAGTAATCGGTTCGTTGGCTAGTGATGGTTCGGGGAAACCATTTTCAGAACCAACCTCAATGTCAATGTTTGCGATACGAAGTAAGTTCTTATCATAGTCAACGCCATTAGGATACTCTTCGTTGATATATGAATATGCGTGGTTATTTGTCCCAAAGTATTCAAAGTTTTCTAAGTCTTCATACTTGTCAACAAAGTCTTTAGCCCCACGCATACCGTCCATTTCTTTTGGTCGAACGTGAGATCCGTCAAGCGTCTTCCACCCTGTTGGTGTGTCGGAAGGCAGATAGTATGTGGGACAATACGGAACCTTACGAGCATACTTTTTGCCGTTAGAGTATCCGATTTCTAGAATGTTGTTGCCGCGTCTTGTAAAGTGTGTATAGAATCTCGTCATAGCATAATCTTTGAGTCTGGAGTTATAATATTACCAAACATCTGATTATACTGCATTTCTATCTGATTGTCAACCTCGACCATATAGACAACGTGTGAACGATTAATGTCTACAACTTTCTGTCGAGAAAAGAATACTAGGGGTTGTAGACTTAAATTTGGTTTTCCATCTTCGTTGGTCGTAAGACCAATCAAACAAGGATTTTCTAAACTGTAGAATTCGGAGTTTGATTCAACTTTCTCAATAACATTTCCAAGAATATCTTCACCATTTAACATGTGAAGTAGTTTTACATTTGCCATAATATATCTCCTAAATGGTGTGGCGTTTTTGGAAGGAACGCCACCGAAACCTTTTTTGTCAGATCAAAGGCAAGTATGCTTGATTCATCTGCGCCTCAACCATTAGTTCAGGATACATGATCGGACCAGCAAGACCCAATATACATGCACCAACAACTAAAACAGCAAGGGCATAATTACGAACTTTAATCAACATGTGCTACACCTTCAAACTCTATTACTGGAGTAGTTGATACGTCATAACCAGCAGCTTCCCACTCCGCAATAGTACGACACTTGGTTTTACGGGTAGGCAGACCAGCAGGTCCACGTACTTCTACTTTAGCACAAAACTCACCTTCGTCATTTGCTTTTGCAACATATGACTTACCGTCTGCTTGTGCTTGGGGTGCTGCCAAGGCGGCAGCGAAAATAACACCGCTACATGCGGTCAAGATTTCTTTTTTCATTTTAACGTCCTTATGAGATTAGATTTTGATTTCTATTTTTCTCGGACGCTGTTCTTCGGGCAGTTCAACTCTCAATTGAATGACTAGTAAACCGTTGACGAATCCAGCTCCATCAACGACAACATGGTCAGCGAGTCTAAATGTTTCAACGAACTTTTTCGTAGTGATACCCTTGTGAAGATACGTCTTACCTTCTTCCTCTTTGGGATTACCACGAATGATCAAGACGCCAGGTTTTGCTTCGATGTCAAGATCAGCTCGTTCGTAACCACCTAGTGCAAGTTCAATGGCGTATTCCGTTTCACTATATTTTACAATATTGTGTCTAGGAAAACCCTTTTCGTTTGCGCCAATGGCAGTTAACTTTTCTACTTCATCCCATACGTGGTCGAAACCAATAAAGCGAGAGTGTGGGAATGAAAACATTTTACTTCTAGTATTAACCATAACGGTCTCCTTTTCTTAAAGCGAGATTGTTGTCTAACTACCGGACCATTCCGCGTAGTCGTGTGTATTTATAACACTTTTTTTAAAATTAACGAATAATATCGAAATTTATTTCACCTGTCCAAACTTCTAGATCTTTCTTCAATCTACCGTCTGACTTCAGGGTTTCATATCGATTGGAGGCTTTCTTCTTCCACCAATCAATAACAGACTCCAAATGATAACGATCAAAGTTATCTTCTGGAATAATCTTGTCGGTTTTACCGTTGACAATATCAACATAATTTCTGATACCATAGTTACTAACATAGTATCGTTTTTGTTCAGTCAACTGTTTAGCATCAGAAATGGTTTTCTTAAACTTAGCTAAGTCATCGCCAGACAATGATTTTTTTATTAGTGCAATGATCGCATTAGTTGCTTTAAGTTTTTTACTTGATGCGTCTTTAGGAACAACTTCATGACCGATAGCATCCTCAACATATTTTAGTAGTGACTTATATTGATCTCCATGTATTAGGGGAATAAAATCAGAATCGGTCAAACCTTTATTTCTAAGAAAAGGTTTCATACCATCATACTGACTGGATGATTTTGAATTACCATATAAACTTGTTGTTTCAAACATAACAAGATTCATATTATACTTTTTGTTGAGTTTTTCCCGTACATAGTGTGAACAACAAATTGCGGCCAACAACTTACCACCAAGATAATTGTAACCGAAAGGTTGAACGGGTACAATAACAAATCCCATTATAGATGTTTTATTGAATGTAGAAAGTTCGGGCACATTCCCGAGTAGTATATTTCTTGGACGACAATTAATAACAGGACTACCAAACCGAATGAACCCCAAAACTTTATTGGTGGTTTTTTCCACCACAACAAGTTTCAAAGCTTTGCCTGGAATTGATACCATGTTAGAATGACTTGACACCATATTCAACATAGTATCCCAATCTTCGTTGGGTATTTCTAATACATCAATATCCATTTCATTAGGATGTAAATCCCACGAATTAAAAAATCGATTTTGTCTGCCCATTCCGGGCAGAGGCCTAGGAATAGTAGAAATCTGTTCCAACTTTTGTTGGTACATGTATTCATCTATTCGATGAAATTGATTGAAGTACTCATTGAAAATGTTTGCACAATATTGTGCTTGAGATTCGTTTAACATTTTATCCATAATATAGTATATTGTTGATGCGTATCATAACACAAAGAAAGGGGAATGTCAATCAATTAATTCAATCGCAATTTTAATTAACCCAGCACAGACAGCAATAATTGTAAGCCAAGTTATGTCTGGGTTTGCATAAGCAAAATCAATGACGAAACTTAGAACTTCACCAATGAAATCAATTAGAAGTTTGACTGTCTGACTCATTGTTCTCCAACCAATCTTCGGCTGTAGTACCTTCCGACTCTGAGGTTGCCTCTCGGTAGTAAAGAATCAACTCTTTCTGTTGCATCACGTAACGGCGAACCTCTTGGAAGTTCTCTGCCATCTTCTCATAACCATCGGGAGTCAGAGCGAACACTACGAAATTGCCGTCAAGAATCTTCTCAACTTCTTTCTTTTTCTCTTCGTAGTTCTCTTCGGTGATGACGAAGAAGTTTACATTGAGTAGATCAATTTCAGCAGGCAGTGGTGGTTGATAGATCCGTAACGGAATCTTTTCTACTACAGTTACAATCTGCGGTTCTGGTGGAATAAATTCTTGTTCTGGTCCCCATTCCAATCTGGGCATCCAAGAACATCCCGCTGTTAAAGCGAGCGAGAGATAGATGATCGGTTTACACATGTACATAATTTTTTACTTCCCCACTGTTCACATACCATGACTTGTCTTCCGCATGGTGATTTATAACTAACTGGTCCCACCGTCTTCAGCATCTGACACCCCTGCAGGGCCAGGATTACCATCAGCATCCATAAGTTCTTTCGTATCATTTTCTAATGCCCTAAAAACCTCTTCGGTTTTGTTGTTAGCACGTTTCTCAATCATCCCTGGCTTTGCTCGTGCAAGTCTTGTAAGATTATGGTCCTTAAAAATCTTCATTGCGTTGTCTTTCTCTTTCTGCAACTGATTGTTTTTTGCAGTCAAGGCAGACATTGCCGCTTCGGACTTTTTTGCGTTTTCCTCGGCAGCGCGAAGAGACTCCTGTGCAGTTTTGACAGCAGTCTCCAATTGTACTTGATTTTCTTTGAGTGTGCGGTTGTTTGCCTCAAGTTTACTCACTGTAGCCTCATACTTCGCAACTGTTGTTTGATGGTACATATATCCACCACCAAGAGCACTCACAACTGCAAAAATCATAATCAATTTTAAATACATATTATTCTACTCGTTTTTTAGATCCTATACTATACTTAGTCACTCTTTCCCACTCATTCTTTTCACTGTAAGAAATGATTTTAATTTGAGAAAGTGGGCACGTTGGTTGTTCAATCTTAGATGGATCTACAACTTCTATCAATCCCCAATCAGAGAGGAGTTTAGTAATTGTGTTTCTTCTACCATGATCAGAATCGTCAAAGTTTGTAGGCTTACCATCTAGTGCAAACAACTCTTTGAAATGCACAATATAATACTTGCCTCGCTTGTGTAGGATATGGCAAGATTGGTATAACTTTTTTTCTTTTCTAGATGCGACCCCAATGCGAGTCAGTGTTTCTCTAACCTTAAGGAAATCGTCAGCAGTTTTAAGACGGACCTCCAGTAATGTATCTATACTCACTTCCATTATCGTAATAACTCCTCACGGCGTCTATCCGCCTTTTTCTGTTTTTATTTTTAGATCATTAATCTGCTCTTTGGTGAGGATTTTTACAGCTTCTCTTGCTTTTGATTTACTGTATCCCAAAACCTCGGACAAGAACAAAACATCATCTTGTTCGGATGCTTTAAACCACTTACTGAATCTTTTTCGCGGTCTGATACTATTTAGTAAAAACAAGAATTGAGGCTTCTTTGTGAGAAGGTTATAACGGTTCATTTCGTTCGCATAGAAGATAGAGTCTGGAAAATAAGACAAACCTCTATTCGTTAGAAACGGTTCATAGGATTTCTCCGCCAACGCATCGTTAGCGGAGTCTTCCATAAGGTTTTCTTTTGTTGTGTTTATTGCGTTTAAATAATCAAATGGTTTCATTTTACGGTAATATGTTCATAGTATTTGGTTTCAAGAAGTTCACGATTCTTCAGATGTTCACCTTCAATATCATCTTTTGACTGGCCATAATACTCTACTGCGAGGTGTTTGTCAA